TGATACTTCTAATTGGACATTTCTTTCTTCTTCCTATGACTCCCTTGGAAATGTTCTTGATTCTTTAAGTGTTGAAACATATTCTGGATATGTAATTATAACTGCTCCTGCTGATACTACAAAACTTTGGGGAGTTGGTTATAAAAATACCGTTTTAGAACTACCTTTTGATCTTGAAATTATTGTACCTAATGATGATTCTGGTTCAACTGAATCAGACATTACTTGGACTCCAATTATTGGGACAATTGTTGTATCTAGTGACATTACAGGAACTAGTCTATGATAATTAAAATTACTTCTCCTGCAGTCACACCAGCAAAAGTAATTAAGGTCGGCGGAAAAACCTTTATAATTAATAAATGAGCGTAAGCAGAAAGTCTGAAATTCCTGGAATGCAGACAAAGCCAAAATATGGTGAGTTACAAACTACAGAACAATCAAAAACAACATCAGAGACCGATATAGACTATAAAATACTTGTAGGGCCACCAGGACCTCAAGGACTAACTGGAAGGGCTGGAGAACGTGGTCCTAAAGGCGATAAAGGCGATACTGGAGAAAAGGGACCAAAAGGTGAAAGAGGCCCTGCTGGAGAAACGATATATATAAATAAAGAAGGGTCTTCTGTACAAGATAACAAAACTGGTTGGGCATATTATGAGAATTTAGATCAAAAACAAATATTTTTAGGATTAGACAAAGGTGATGAAGGTTGGGTAAATTTATTAAATGATTCTAAAGGACAAACAATAGAAAAATATTTGCCAATAGGAAAGGTAAGTTTGTGGAATACAGAAACACAAAAGTTAAATTTTAAACAACTAGACATTGGCACAAAGGTAGAGATAGTTTATAATTTTGAAATAGAAACATTTGATAATAATGTTGAGGTTTGGCTAAGGACTTATTCTGTTCCCACCCTAAATGTTTCACAATTTGTAGCCAATCTAAAATACAAGTATATCTATGACTTTTCAATTTCTCAAACAATGTATATTTTGAATGAAAAAATGAAACGAGGAAATATTGTTCCACAAATAAGAACTGATCTAGATTCTGCTGTAAGGGTTAAATCTTTTACAGTTCATATTTCTTAGTGGTATAATAAGATCATGGCATTTCCAGGAACATATAACTTTGACTATTATCGTGGAGACACATTTCAATTTGTAATTACTCCAAAGACTTCTACTGGAGCGACATTTGCTTTAGATTCCTATGCTGCTTCTGGAGCAATTTTTACAATATCAAGTGCAAGAGGAGACTCTCCAAGCATGACAATAAATTCTGTAGATGACTCAAACAAACTTGCTGCAACAATTAACACTTCAACAGATGTCATTGCTTGTGTAATTAAACCAAACGCTAGAGAAGATCTTGTTGGTGAAAATACATACTATTATGATGTTGAAATTTTTAATGGTGCTTCATTAAGATATACCCTTCTAACAGGAGAAATTACAGTAACTGATGATGTAACTGGTGCATAATGCCAGAAGTTATAGTATATGAAACCTCTAATATTTTTGTTTATGATGATGTAGTAAACATTGTTTTAAATACCGCTCCAAATTTAACTGGAATTGATGAAGAAATTGAAGTAAATCAAGCAAGTAACACAATTATAGTTGCAGAGTAGTTTTTTATTAATATGTTATAATGTTTGTATGGCAGCCACAAATATTGGTAGTTCTAAGTATCCCCTTGCAAAAATGCCTGCACTAACAGATGCAGCAGACATACAGGTTGCACTTAAATATTATCATTGGGGACAAGAAGCAGAACCAGGAGGAACAGCAACTGCAGGTATTTCAAAATATCTAGATGATATAGATACAAGAATTGACAATATTGATACAAGTTTGGCTGGCGTTATAGAAGAAACAATTATTAATGCTAAAGGTGATTTAATTGCTGGCACTGCAAACGATACAGTAAGTCGCATAGGGGTTGGAAGCAACGGATATCTTCTTACAGCAAATAATGCCACAGCAACTGGCCTTGAGTGGGCAGCACCTGTAGCAGCATCAACTTCAACACCTGGAGTTGTTCAATTATCAGATTCTACATCAGAAACTTCATCGACTAAAGCAGCAACACCAACAGCAGTAAAGTCTGTTGCAGATACTAAGTCTTCGTTGGATTTTACTATTTTAGAAAAAACAGCAAACCATTCATTGGTTTTATCTGATGCATATAAAATTATTGAAATGAATTTAACATCAACTGCAAACACAGTTACAATTCCACTCAATGCAACACAAGCATTTGCAATTGGTTCACAAATTACAATTATTCAAACTGGAACTGGAGCAACAACTGTAGTAGTAACTGCAGGAGTAACATTAAATTGCACACCTCAAGTTTCTTCAAATGCAGCAAAATTAAGAACACAGTATTCATCTTGCACACTAATTAAAAGAGCAGAGAATACTTGGATTGCAATCGGCGATCTGAGTGCATAATGCCATTACCACCAATATCTTCAGGTAGTGGAGGAATACAGCCAGGAACTCCAACTATTGGAACCGCAACAGCAGGAAATGCTAGTGCATCAGTTAGTTTTACAGCCCCTTCATATTTAGGAAAACCAACGGGAACAACTTATACTGCAACTTCAACTCCATCAGATATAACAGGAACATCATCAACTTCCCCAATTACTGTTAGTGGTTTATCAAATGGAACAGCCTATACATTTAAAGTAAAATTAAGTAATGGTGTTGCTACATCACTAGAATCTGCATCAAGTAATTCTGCTACACCAGTTGCACCTCCACCACCACCACCAATTATTATTAGTGAGCCACCACCACCACCAGTTGTTACTATTATTACTGAGCCACCAGTTATTACTATTATTGCTGAGCCACCACCACCACCTACTTCGCCGTACTGTACTTCTACAGACTATTATTATTTTGAATGTTCAGTAGGCCAAAACTGCGGTGGAACTGGTGCCCCTGGATGCTCGGGATATTGAGTTTGGTGTATAATTAAATTATGATTAATGATAATGATATTTACTGGGAGCCAAATAAAAACGATAAACCGTTTATTGCAATTGGATTTGGATTAGATGGGGTTTTAGTTTTTGATATGCCATCATATGTAGAATTTTATGATTTATTAAAAACTGCTGATTCAATTATTAATACCACATCAGATTATACTGTTATTGATTTTATAAAAGATGGAACAATTATAGAAACATTACATACATCAGAAATGCTAGGAAGTTTGATATGCAGTGAACCAGATATTTTAGAAATTTTTCGTCCACCAAACGAAGATCAAAGAAATAAAAATAGAGGCGTTATGGCAGGACACACTTATGATGAATTTGGAAATTTTACAAAACCAGCCATACCAGCAACTAGTGTTATGAGGCCATATGACTACAAACAAACCAGTTAGACCTTGGGACCTATTTAATGCCAAAAAACCTAAATTGTCAGCAGAATTTCAAAAAGAAAGAATAGATATTTGTTTATCTTGTCCAGAATTAATTAAACTAACACACCAATGCAAAAAATGTGGATGTTTTATGGAGTTAAAGACTAAACTTGCAGAGGCTAGATGTCCAATTGGAAAATGGTAAATGTTTAATGCAAAAATTGTTGAAAATTTTTTATCAACAGAAGATTTGAATATAATTTTGGAGTATGCACAATCAGAAGAAAACTGGAATAGTGGTGGTGATGATTTTTGGAAAAATCGTGTTTTAAACATGGAAGAAATCAATAATAGAAATAAAAATATTTCTATAATTTTTTTTAATTTATTAATGAAACAAAAAGAATATATAATGAAAAATTATAATCTTTCCAAGATGTTATATTCTGATACATTTGCTTTAGTTAGATGGTTTCCAGGACAAGAGCAAAATCCACACTCAGACAACATGATAAATACTGTTGATCATATAAGACATAAACATAGAGAGTATGGCTCTATTGTTTATTTAAATAATAATTTTTCAGGAGGAGAAACATTTTATCCACAACATAATTTTATTATAAGTCCAAAACCAAAAATGCTTGCTATACATCCTGCAGATGATAATCATATGCATGGTGTATCTAAAGTAGATAATGGAATTAGATATACTATTGCTTCATTTTGGACATTTGATAAACAACACTCTCACGAATGTATTGTGATTTAATATGGATAATAAATTAAACGCTCAGATACATTGTAATGGAAAAGTAAGAATTTATGAAAATTTTTTAACTTTAGAAGAACTAAAAATATTACAAAACTTTGTTGTAACATATCCTTATGATCTTTTAATTCAAAACACTTTTAAGTTTTGGGGAAAAAGATTAATAAATAAGTTACAAGTTTCTATAAGTCCTGGGTTAGAAGATTCATTAAAACCTGTAGAGATTTATATGAATTTATTAAAAGATAGACTTATCAACACATTAAATAAAGATATTGAATTTAGAGAGTGGGCATCTTCTGATTTTAATTTTATTAAAATGTATGTAGACTCTAATCCAACAGTCTGGATAAATTCAGATAAATATGAAATGTTTGAACATGTAGATAATCAAGAGCATATGGAGTTTCCAATTTTATGGGGTGCAGTAATTTACTTAAATGATAACTATAAAGGTGGAGAAATATATTATTCAGAACATAATTTTGAATATAAACCAAAAGCAGGATCTTTAGTGCTACATGAAGGAAATACTAAACACGCTGTAAAAAAAGTTTTAGAGGGTGATCGATATTGTTCTGCAAGCCTTGTTTTTATTAAAGATTTTTATAATGAAAATCCATTGCCAACAACAACAAATAACCCAGAAGAACCATATCATTATCCTCCAGGATACTATGGAGTTAGAATGCCTGATGATCCAAAAAAATCTATAGTAAGAGTTTTTAGATCAAATGGAACATTGGCAAATTTTAATTCTTCTCCAAGACTTGCAAAAGGATAATTATGCAATTGTTAGTTATGATAAAATTATTTTAATGGAGACAAAATGCCAACACCAAGAAGCCTAATGGATATAAAAACAAAGGGTTATGATGCTAGTAACCATGAGTATAAAATAGCAATTGCTATTGATGGTGTAGTTGAGGTTATTATGGATTGTAACGAGTTATTGGCAAGAGTTATTGCAACACCACATCAAATGATTTTTATTGAAGATGGTCAGTTGTCAGTTGGCGATAGTTACCCAGTATAAAAATGATATTATCTAATTACACAGAACCAATTCCAGGACTTTTTATCTATGATAATGTTTTTTTAGACTCAACAAATTTTATAGAAGAATTAGAATTAGAAACAAAAAAAAGAAATCTTAATTGGGGATTTGGTGGAACACATAACTCTTATGGGGAAAAGGTTATTGATTTATCTACAAGAAATGTTTTTTCT